CAATGGATATTGATTATCATTCGCAATTATAAAATTGTCATTGAAATTATCATTAAGATTCAATAAATCTTTCTTATAATTATATGTTAATGATTGATTGATCTTATCCCAATTTTTTCTGATTGTTTCCCCTTCATTAGATAAACAATCAGTAACCCATATTTTTTTATTGACTAATAGATTAGATAATATTAGATTTTTGGGATCGGGTTTCTTTGATAGTCTATTGAAAAGTAATTTGTTAGGATTGTTTTTATATAAAATATGAGTATTTTTTATTTTTCCATTATATTTGAAATAATCATATTCTTTATTATTAAAATGCATTTTCATACTTGAAAACATGCAATATGCATCATAATCAGTCATGCATATTACTTTAATAGATTAAGAAATTTTGCTTCCTTCTGAATTTCAGATAAGAATTCTTTATCTGAATGAACTATATCAGCTACAAAATATGGATCAAGTCCATTATATTCTACATAATGTTGAACTGCATCAATCAATAAAATTGAATTATTCGTTGAAATTTCTCTAATATTAATTAGATGTGCATTTGCTGTAATATTATTACTCACTAATATCTCCATGTGCTTTTTTATATTTCTTAATTGTATCTAATAATTCATCAACATAATTATCACGTTTTTCAATAAAAACTGATGGCCCCTCATTATCCACACTTATTATAATAACAATTTGTGGAACTCCAATACCTGTCAATTCCTCAAACATAATACTATATGCTGTTGCCTGCATAAGATATCCCGTAATATATTTTTTTTGTTTAATCTTACGGGATGTCTTAAAATCTATGATAGAACGTTTCCTATCATATTCAGCTACGCAATCAGTTTTTCCGGCTAATCCGAGAAAGTTGCTGTATAACGATCTTTCCAGAGCATATATGTTATCCACCTTATTGTCAAGAACTTTCTTTATGTCCTGAAAGTTCTGATGAAGAACATAATCATTATTATCAATATAAGTTTCTTCCCCTAAAATATATCGTTCACATGAATCATGAATAGCAGTTCCTCTATTAGAGGCTCGATACATGACTTTTGATGACTCTTCTTCGCCAACTGATTTTTTCCATTTTTCAATTCCTGGTTTTGCAAGAAATGACATAACTGTAGTTACAGATGGATATTTTTCCCCGGTGATTGGATTTGAATAAACTCTACCAATATCAGTATCAATAGAGCTTACTACATCTAATTTAGATTGATCAAAATCACTTATGAAGTTGAATTTTTTTCTATTATGATAATCCAAGTTTATCTCTTGCTATAATATATTCTTTAACAAATCCTGATCTGACAATATCATCAATACCAAAATCAACTATCTTAACAGATTTAACTATTTCTAATACTTTCAAAATTTCATTTAATCCTGATGATTGTCCATGTTTTTTATCCAATAAATCATTTTGACGATAATCGCCACACATAATAAATTTACTATTTTTACCAATCCTAGTGAGAATTGAATGTAATTCCATTGATGTCATATTCTGCATTTCATCAATAATGATAATCGTATTATCAAAGGTCAATCCTCGAATAAATGATGTAGATTGAAATTCTAGTTTATTTTTGCTTTTTAGATATGAATATGAATTTCTCATTGTGAATAGTTCATTACAAATATTTTCATATGGCAATTCATAAATGGAAATTTTATCTTTGATATTTCCGGGGAGATATCCAATATCTCTAGATGGCACAACTGATCTAACAATCAGAATTTTATCATATTTACTTTTTTCATCTAATATATCATTGATTGCCAAATATAATGATATAAAGGTTTTACCTGTTCCTGCTATACCATGAAAAACTAAATGATTTCCATCATCATAATAGTCAAAGGCATCTTCTTGCGAAAGGGTTAATGGATTTATTTCCTTGGTCTTTAACTTAAATTGTTCCTGTTCTTCTAAATCTACTCTTGATCTTTTTCTAATTTTTTTAGTAGCAGATAATGCCATACAACATATCCTTTCGTCTTGTATGATTAATGAATATTAATTCCCTTTGCTAATGGATTAGCCTTTTTAATTTTTTTCAGAACATCCCGGAAACCATTATCTGGCTTTTTTACTCCAATTCTAACTGAATCAACTAATCCAATTGGAGTAATTAATGTCTGTAAAATATGAGGATTGTTTTTTAAAAATTCGTCTTTCTCAGACATAGACATAAATTCTAAGAATTGTTCATTTGTCTTTGTGTCTGTAAATGTATAATTTGGCATTTTTATCCAATGCTATGTAATAGATTTAAGATATCTCTAAGATTTTCTGTTGTGGCGGAAATTGGAAAAATAGACTCATTCTCATATGCCCATTTCCTAAGAAGTGATTTTGTTACATTTTCTTCTCCCAAATATATCTCTATAAATGATTCCTGAAAGTATCTATCACTCATGCCTATTCCGACATAACAATTAATAATTCTTAGAGTATATTTTCCTACAGGTATATTACTGCAAAAATCAATATGATCATATAAGACACCAGAATTAATGATAGTTGGGTTTTCATTAAATGTAATCTTTTTCATTGTTATTATCACCTTCACTATCATCAAATTTATCTGATATCATATTATCTCTACGAGATTGTTTTCTACGTTCAATTTTCCACTTCTGTTTATCCTTATTACGATTTGATTCATCATTATAATCTAGATAATCATCATCGAACTTAGTTCTATTTTTTTTGAATGTCTTGCTCATACTAAACCTGGAAATGCCTTTTCTACAAATTTTCTAGTTATACGTCGATATGGCATAACACCATCCTTAATTGATACTAACAGAGCAGCATCATCCTTGTCAATACTTTCTAGCATATTAATGAAAATCTGTTCTCTTTTAATTTTAGTAAGATTATTATTCCCACCTTCAACAAACAAATATAATTTTCTGGCTTCTGAATACAACATACCATGAGCATCAGGAAAGTCAGATGGTTTGAATGGTGCTGGACCTTTTGGTAATAACCATTTCACACTTGGATGATAACAATATTGTAAAACCGTCTCCAATGCTGTGCTACGTTCTTTTCTAATAAATTCAATCCTAGCAGCAGATTCATCAATCTCATCGGCTTTTTTCAAAATCTCAGATATACTTAATCTCATAATAATTTTTATTCTCCCTGTTATTAACTATATAATATATATTATCTGTTTCGGACATCCTTAGTATGACAAGAAAAATCGCATTTGTCAAGCATAAAAAACAAATTTTCTATTTACTACAGAAATTATTTTAGGTGAACATCAATGAAATTTATAGTGGAAAATTCTGAAAGCAGAATTATGACGAAATATGTCAAATTTATTATGGAATATACTTTATTAATTACAATGCCAGAAATATTAAAATCCCCAGAATATTCAGTGAAATTAGTATTCGTGGATGAAATCGAATCTAAGATATATGCAGAAACCTCCTGGGATGATAATAATTGTGATCCAAAGAAATGTAAAATTTACATAACATACATTAAAAATAAAAAAATATTAACCCAAACAATCATTCATGAAATGGTCCACGTAAAACAATTTTTTAAAAAAGAGTTGGTAGACCTAGATGAGAATTCTCAGTTTATATGGAATAATAATTTATATAATATAGACAAAGATGAATATTGGTTACTTCCATGGGAAATTGAAGCTAATGGATATGAAGTCTCAATCTTCAACATGCTCAGAAAAGACTATAGGTTGAACCAATCAGTCTTTAAACTTGACTATGCTGAGATATATGCTAATATAATCAAAGTGACCATATAGGATTTTATAAAATGAAGTCGCGTGAACATAAGTATCTTTCCTATTTGGAAAAGATCGCAATTGCAATTAATTCTGAGTCCGCTAATCGTGCAAGGTTGGCGGCTTGTCTTGTTTATAAGAACGATATTGTCTCTGTTGGTGTAAACCAAATGAAGTCACATCCATTTCAGGCAAAATTTTCTAAGAATATTGAGAGCATTTACCTTCATGCGGAAACGGATTGCCTGAAGAATGCCCTACGTCTCGTATCCCTAGAGGAAGTGGCCAAATCTACGCTCTACGTCTGCCGCGTGAAGCATCATGATACATTGGAGCGGAAATTGGTTTGGGGCCTCAGTCGGCCTTGTAGCGGCTGTATTAAGGCCATCGCTACTTATGATATTCGGAAGGTCGTTTATACCTGTGATAATAATGAGTATAATTATTTGTAAATAAAGACAATCCAAATTACATAAATAATATATAAAAGAATAAATAAATGTAATTTGGAGCATGACATGACGGTAACATTACAAAGTAAATTAGGGGTTTCTGATGAAGAACTTCGTATTGTAAATTCAATTTACATGCAAGAGTCTTTAGATGGTAAATCTATTGCAGATAAGAAAAAAAATAAAAAAGAAACTGCTAATGTTGTAAAAGATAAAGAAGAAGTTACTGATATAGTAGGGGAAGAATATATCCCCAAAAGTCCAATTGGTGCAGCATTTGCTGTATTAAAATTATTAGCTAATAGAGCTAAAAAAGGATCAACAGCAGCAGCACCCGCCGGTAAAAATGTAACTGGTGTTACACCATCCACACCATCCCCATCTGTAGCTAAAGATGCTACTCCTGACGTTCCAAAAATTAGTCCCCCAGGATCAACCCCAACAGCAGCAGCACCCGCCGGTAAAAATGTAACTGGTGTTACACCATCCACACCATCCCCATCTGTAGCTAAAGATGCTACACCAGATGTTCCTAAGATCAGTCCACCAGGAACACCAGGAAAATCATTAACTAGAAAAATGGATAGTGCATCTGCTGCTGCTAATGATAGTAATTTACCTGATGTATCTCCAACTACTCCAAAATCCAATTTGCCGGCAGTTCAAGGCAATAGGGCTGTTGATCCATATGTTAATAAAGGCGAAGTTCTTCCTCCAAGATCAGTCGTGAGATCGCCGCAGACCAATAAACCTGGAATTGATATTGATGGATCAGTGTTTAAAGAACCACCTAAAATTGCCGGTTCAATTGTTAAGAAAGCTGCAATCCCATCAATTTTAGCTGCTCCATTATTATTAAGTAAAGATACAGCTAAAGCACCTGATCCTATTACGCCTGCTGATAAACCAACAATGCCCGATGGATCATCTAGTAATAGCAGAATGCCTGCTGACAAACCAACAATGCCAGATGGATCAGCTAGTAATAGCAGAATGCCTGCTGCTAAACCAGTTGCTAAACCAGTTGCTAAACCAGTTGCTAAACCTGCATCTAAACCTGAATTATCTGCCGATGATTTAAATAGTATTTCTCTTGATTTAGTTAAAGGTAATACTCCGGCTGTTGCAGAACCACTTAAAAAAGAAAAAGAAAGTGCAGTTGATCGAATTAAGAATAGAATGAAAGAAATTTCCCCTACGATTGAAGAGGAAGAAGAAATTGATTTTGATGCATTAAGTGAATCTGTGGGTAATGCCACACATACAGGCAAAATCGCATCTAGTGTTAGAATAGTTAAATCATTACAGAGAGCGGCTCAAAATAATGTTGAAGTGCCATTTAATTTTGAGGATAAAACTACTATGAATATTTCTCCGGCATTAGCAAAATTAGCATTAAGATATTATAATGGGTTAAGTGCATTTGAAAAAGCACAGGCCGCAAAATTAATGCGATCATCATTTAAACAATTTTTAG